AGCAGCTGACATATTTTACTAATATAGTATATTAAAAAAATCGAGCGATAACGTAGTAAGAAAAATGGTTGTTTTCCAAGCTCTTACCTGGGAAACTCAAGATGACGATCAAGCCCATTTAGTACGTGTTTTTGGTAAGACGTTTGATGGGAAATCTGTATGTGTTACGACCGAGTTTAAACCATATTTTTACGTGAAGCTTCCTCGTAAAGATTACAAAACATGGGCTTCTATTTGGTATCAAAAAATGTGTAGATTATGTCCTGAACTTAATTTTGATTATACGATTATAAAATCGAAAGACGTGTGGGGGTTTCAGGATAACGAGGAGTTTTATTTTATGAAACTTGAATTTGAAACTTTGGGTGATCGTAGGAAGGTTTCTTATAAAATTAAGAATAGAGCTCTTCCAGATGAATACAAAAAGCTGAAAGTGTACGAGTCTAATCTTGACCCTGTCCTGAGGCTAATGCATAGGACTGGTATACAATCGACTGGGTGGTTAGATACAGGTGATTCGTGTGATGATAACAATGTTGCACATGTTGATATCGATTTATATTGTAGAGATTGGACACTGTTAAAACCTGTTGATAATCCAGAAACGGCCCCTTTTGTTGTTGCTTCCCTGGATATAGAATGTAATAGTTCTACTGGTAAATTTCCGGATGCGGATATAGACGGTGATTGTTGTTTCCAAATAGCTATTTCGTTGTGTACGTTTGGTAAAGATATACCTTATGATAAAACATGCTTTTGTTATAAGAAAACGGATTCTAATTTGGATGGGTGTAATATATTCAGTTATGATACTGAAAAGGGTATGTTAGAGGCGTTTAGTCAATACATGATTACAAAGGATATTGATATTATTACGGGTTGGAACATATTTGGTTTTGATATGGAATACATAATGAAACGTGCTAAGAAAGTTGGGTGTTCTCGAAAGTTTTATAAGATAAGTAAATTGAAAGATTACGCGTGTAAAATGGTGTATAAGAAATTGTCCTCGAGTGCTCTTGGTGATAACGACTTAAAACTCTTACCTATACCTGGTCGTTTTGTTTTTGATTTGTTTCACGAAGTAAAAAAAGGGTATAAACTTGATTCGTATAAACTTGATAACGTTTCTAAATTGTATCTTGGTGATCAAAAAATAGATATGCCTGCGAAGGAAATGTTTGCACGTTTTGTAGAGGAAGATCCTGTTAAATTACGTGAGGTCGCTGAATACTGTATTAAAGATACTTTACTTCCTCATAGGCTTTTATCAAAGTTGTGTACACTCATTAACCTTTTGGAAATGGCTAAAGCAACGTGGGTTCCTTTAACGTACCTTGTTGAAAGAGGGCAACAGATAAAGGTTTTTAGTCAATTAACAAAAAAGGCCCGGGAAATGGGGTACCTTGTTCCTACACTTTCGTGGGGCGAGGGTATGGTCGATGGGTATGAAGGAGCAACTGTTCTTGAAGCGCAGAAAGGTGCATATTATACTCCTATTACTGCACTTGATTTCGAAGCGCTGTATCCATCTATAATGATGGCGCATAATTTGTGTTATTCGACTTTGATAATGGATGCTAAATATGAAGATAAGGAGAGGTATCCCGATTTAGAGATCGAAACGTTTGGACAGTTTAAGTTTGTTCAAAATGTACCGAGTCTTTTACCGAGTATTCTTCTCGAGCTTAAACAGTTTCGTAAACAGGCTAAAAAAGACATGGCTAATTCGACTGGTTCTATACAACAAATGTATAATGGTAAACAATTGGCGTATAAAATTTCCATGAATTCTGTATATGGGTTTACGGGTGCATCTAAAGGTATGCTACCGTGTGTTCCAATTGCGTCATCAGTTACTCGAAAAGGTCGAATGATGATAGACGATACGAAAAAATATGTCGAGGAGAATTTTCCGGGTTCAAAGGTACGTTACGGTGATACCGATTCGGTTATGGTTGAATTTGATGTTGGGGATCGCAAAGGTGATGAAGCTATTAAGTATAGCTGGGAACTTGGGGAACGTGCAGCATCTGAGTGTACACACTTATTTAAAAAACCAAATAATCTTGAACTTGAAAAGGTGTATTGTCCGTATTTTTTGTATTCAAAGAAACGGTACGCGGCAAAACTTTGGACACAAGGTAAAGATGGAAATATGAATATGGATTATATTGATGTTAAGGGTTTACAGCTCGTGAGAAGGGATAATACACCTCACGTGCGTGAAGTGTGTAAAGAATTACTCGACGTTGTTTTAGAGAGTAGTGATACTGGTCCACCAAAGGCGCTTGCATTACAACGTGCTATAGAATTACTCGAAGGCGATGTTCCTCACGAAAAATTAATACTTTCACAACAATTGGGTGATTCATACAAATCTGATAATTTATCGCACGTTCAAGTTCGTAATAAAATGAGAGAACGACAACCTGGTTCTGAACCACAATCGGGGGATAGAGTTCCGTATATTCTTTTAAAAACACACGATCCTAGAGCAAAAGCTTTTGAAAAAGCTGAAGATCCTAAATACGCGGAAGAGAATAATTTGCCGGTCGATTATCCGTATTATTTTTTGAATAAATTTTTGAATCCGGTGTGTGATTTGATAGAACCGTTATTTGAAGATCCTAAAGAGGAGATATTTGGCGAACTGATTACACGTGCTAAACCAAATAGACGTAAGAAAATTATGGATGATCCTACACAAAGAAAAATTAGCGATTTTTTTAATACTTAAAAACAAGACCTTATATACTAATAATGGTAAACGTCAGTAAATCTTCTACTGAAAAACAGATTTGGTATTATATACGTGCTAATACGATACATAACATTAAGATATTATGGGAACGTATAATAAAAAAGTATACTCTGTTAACTATTGACCAATTGAAATCTGGTTATCCATATCCCGAAGAATTGTCTTACGAACTCGAAGATGATTCTGTTAAGGATGAACGGGATATAGAAAAGTATAAGAAGGGTAATTCTAGATTTTCCAAGTGTTTGTGGGATATCGATCATTTATGCGAAGAAGAAGTAAATCGTAGTATATTAAATGAGTGTAAAAGGCTGAATATGTGTATATCTGAATTATCACTTAAACAGTTTATACCGTTTATAGAAAAAGATTATCATTTGGGTAAATGTAAGGGTATATACAAAGATAGAGATGGAAATGATACCATATGTAGCCACGAATGTGGTAATAAAAAACAGAATTTTTGTAGGAAGCATGTAAATCAGACACTGTATTGTGATAGAGATGTTAATATGAAAGTGATTCCTAAATCAAACAGTTATACACCATTGCATTCGGAACAGTCTTTAGAGGAAATGGCCGATCAATATCATTAAAAAGGTACTTAAAAGTTAGAGTTTTATATTTCATAACATGAACAAATCTGATATACTGTTAAACTCTATTGATATGTTTTATGAAATTCCTAAAAATAGGGAAATATTGGAGAACATATTAAATAAAACTGGTGGTATATCTTTGAGAAACTTAGAATGGTTTATAACAAATTATTCTAAGCGTACAAATTTATCTTATAAAACGGGTGATGGTAAAATTTTTAGTGTTCATTGTGCTTATAAATCGAGTTTGGATGGGTATAGTAAAAAATTATTCGACCCATTTTGTAGATCGACTAAAATTGGATATACTATACCTGGTACAAATCATGAAATTCATACAACGGTAGCACAATTGAATTTCATAAGATGGTGTATAAAAAATAAAATAATAGAATACATAAACGTTAATAAAAATGATTTATTTAGTAAGCGCGCGACATGAAACCTTCTTTAAACGAGAATGTTTGGTATCCTACGTAATATGCGTGTAAAATATAATCACGCGTTAAGCCACTTTTCATATTTACTTCTAGTGTTGTTTTGTTTGATTGTAATTGACTAAAATCCAAGCTTCCCGATGGTTCCACATTAATCGGATTCATCGAGAAAGCATACGTATAAATATTTCTATACGGTCTAGATAAACGACTTGTAAAAGGTACTACGTATTTATAATATTTGTGATCGCTATCTTGTAAATTTGGCATATCTTCTCCATTTATGAATATTTTAGCTTTTTCCATGGGTGGATTATAAAATTCATTCTTTACGGAATATTCTACGTTTGATGAGAAGTTATATCTGTTTGCGAACACATTTGCTAATAATGTATTTCCGGTACCATCAAAAATATTTTCGATTTCAAAATCAGCCTGTCTAAAAAACCAGAATATATTTTTTACGGGTATGTCCGGAACGAGTTCTAGTTTTACGTCCGTTTCACCCGTTTTGATTTCAAGAGAAGGGTGTTTTTTAACAACATCTGTTATGAACGTGTGTTCTTTACTTTTAATGTAAACCCTCTCTTCGTTGGGTATTGTTATTTCTTCTGTAATAATATCAAATCCATCGAGTGAAACTGTACCTGCAGCATTTGTAAAGAATGTTTTAGGTCTAAAAACAAACTCAAATTCTATTTTTTGTTTATGTATGGCACACGTTGGAAAATATGGCCTATTTGGTTTGTTTGTTTCGTATTCATCGCTTTCATATTTTCTCGAAAAGAAGAATGGAATGGGTATAAATAATTTAGATTTTAAACCTCCAAATACTGCATTACCTGCTAATAACGATGTATCTTCTGCCAAATTCCTGTTTAGTGTATATCTTTTTGTACGCTTTTCAGATTCGTCGAGGTACATTTCGTCATAAATAATACCCCAATCATCGTGAAATGTTTCTACAATGAGATCATCCACACGCATAGTGATTGATTTGAATATATGTCTTCCTACTTGGTCCGCAAAATATTCATCGTTTGCATTATTTATAGATGGTAGAGTTAATGATATATACATATTGGATAAGAGATCTCCCATATTCCTTGGATTTAAGGTTACTTTAATCGTTTCTCCAAAAGGCCAATTTGGTTTGGCTGTACTTGGTTTGCTAACGTTTAAACTTTTATGAAACTTGGTAAAATGTGCGTGATTTTTAGAATCATATTTAAAGAACGATTTGTCGGGTTCGTCTGATAAAAGGTACGTATCTTGTTTACCTATGGCGTTCATTCGTAAAACGGCACCGGTATTTGGACCAGATGTATCACACATACTACTTATTATTTACAATTTTTTAAATATCATTGTACACGACTATGGGCCTGTTATGAAAATGTTTGTTTACGTATTTGTATAAACCTATGTACCATAAAAATACTTCTTTTCTGGATAACGATAAATTTCTATTGATAGTTTTGATTTTTCCAATTTCTCTTGATCTGAGAACTTCCTGAGATGGCGTACCACATGTTTTAAAACACGAATAACAGACTCTTTCTACTTTTAATTTGAAAAATTTCAAATACGTTTCGTTGTTTATTAAAAAAATTGGTTTTATTTTTTTATACTTTCTAATGAGTTCGCGTTTTTCTTTATTATCTGTTTTTACATATGGTTCTAAAGGACAGTCGCATATGAAACAATATCCTTTGCATTTAATATACATAAAAGATATACTATTTATTCTTTTATGTACTATAATGAAATTATACAACCTGATGGAAGATCAGTTATAGGTGTAAATCATAATTTAGAAAGACCAAATGTATTAGAGGTTTTACCCACCGATGAATCTCGACAAGTACAAGAACCTGAATATAAACTTTTTGAATCGATTGTGGTATATTGGTTAAATATGTTTTTAGTTTTAGGAAGTGTGCATTATGTAATTTTGTATGATAATCTCCTAACTATACTTAATTGTTTAGCGTGTTTATTACCAATGCATAGTCTACAACATAACAGTATACACGGTATGTTTGCATATACTATTTATGTTATGATTTCCATGATATTAACAACGTTTTTAGGTTTATATGAATATATTTGGTATTATCTTGCCTGTAATTGTATAATTATATGTATTTTTTTAACCTCAGTGGTGAATTATATAAAATATATTAGGAATCGAAACCAAAACCAAAACCAAAATGAACACGTTGTATGAACAAAAAGATTTGGATATAGCCAAGGGTTTATATAAAAATGAGTTAGAAAAATGTGAACGGTTTGCGAGAAGTATTCATAAACTTAGAGAATCTCGCAAACAGTACGATGATAAAAGAGAAAAAAGTAAAATAAAATTTTTGGACGTTGTTCCGGATAAACAAGTTCAAAATAGACACGTTAATAAAATGTGTCAGGCGATAACAACGAGTGGTAAAAGATGTAATTTTAGAGCATCATGTGGTGTCTTCTGCAAAAAACACGTAGCTAAAAAATAAATGTATTGTTATATTAAATGTTAGATCAAGAAACTCTCAGACCTGTCATAATAGCCATGGCTCTTTATTTGGCAATTTCTCAAATTATCCCAGAACTTTTGAAGAAACCAACGAATATTAAATTTATCGATGATATTGTTGCTATGTTGATCGCACAAAAGGGATCACTTACTTCGGGTACCATTCTCACCGGACTTATCGTTTTTATCACCAATTACATTAACGACGAATTCTTGTAAAATGTTTTCTCTAGACGTTAACATTCGTGTTCTTGGGTGATCCATATATCTTAGTTTTTTATTATACGCATCTTCCATAAACTCCATGAGTTGATTTGCATTTGGTTTACCCCAGGTCATACCGGCCTTGAATAGGAAATCATCTTTTACCAACTCCTGGCGTTCACAATCAATTGTATACGGTGTTTTTATATATTCCGGTGCACCACCAAAGTCCGTGATAATAACTGGTTTATTTCGTAAAGCTGCTTCTACAGCCCCTAAACCAATACCTTCTGAACTTGAAAAACTCACATAACAGTCTGATTTTGCGTGTATGTCTTCCATAACTTCATTTGATACTAGATCGTTTATAATCGTGACGTTTGGTATATTTATGTTTATGGGTTGTTTACACGTTGCTTTTACAATAAGTCGTGCATCTGGTTTATTTAGACGAATAAACGTTTCTAAAATTTTGTTAAAGTTTTTCCTAGGGTCTAATACATTTCCAATGTGATAAAACGTGTATGGTCTGTTATCTGGTACGTGAGCGTGTATTATAAAAAAATCGGTATCTGGAAATTGTTTTTTAAAAACTCTTTGACAAAATTCGCTTGGTACAGCAATTCTATCAAAAAGTTTAAAAAGTTTTCCGTAATCTTCGTGTACGGTTTCTGTTTCACATATAGTCATACACGTTACGTGTTTAACTTTACGTTTGATTTCCGGTATTTTGTCTAACCAGAATTGAACGGGTAAGGCGTAAATAAATGCTTTTTCACAGACGGGAATTTCGTCGTTTATGTCGATGCACTTACTACCAGGAAAAAGATCCATATATTTTCGCATTTGTTGCCCTATCCCACTTAAAGCTGTTGGTCCGATGAATAACATTTACTATAAAGATAATCTTTCTTTTATATATATTACGCGATGGACTCTGTTAGAGAACAAATTCAAAATCAACTTTCACGATCAAAAGTTCACACAGACGAACTTTATAGTATTATTAAACAAATTGCGGATCACATTGATCCACCAAAAGCTGTTCCCCTAGCTTCAGCACGAACCACTAAACCAGCCCCAGCCCCAGCACCAGCACCAGCACCAGCACCAGCCCCAGCCCCAGCCCCAGCTCCAGCCCCAGCTCCAGCGCCAGCTCCAGCAC